GTATTTTCCTTGACCTTGGATAGATGGTCCACCACCTAATCTTCCAGCTGGGATAAGTCCAAAACCTTGTGTGTTTCTGTTTGCCATAGTTTTATCCTATTCCAATTAGTTGTTAACGTTAAATTCGATGATTGTAAGAATCGTTAAAAAATTAACTATTTCTTTGTACCACCGAAGGTTACACGAGATTGTCTATCAATATTGATAGGCATCCTCTTATCCTGCTCCTTCATGAGATCGTTGTCTACGGCATCGCTACGTTCTTTATGACGATTAGTCATATACTCCATACGTTGTCTCGCAATCTCTTCAGGTACCTTTGCAAGTAAAAGGCCTCCAACTCCGACTACTCCCTTGTATTTACCATCTTCAACGACTGGATAGTCAGATGCGTTTTCGATTTCTTCTGATCTTACAAGTTCATAACCTTCTCTTAATCGTCCAGTTACGTTCTTAGTATCTTGAAAACCGACGCTCTCTGCTCTAATCCATCTGTACCTGAAACCATCAGGCGCAGGGGGTGCATCTAAAGCTGACGGATGGACCCAAACTTTTGGTCTTTCAGATTTTGACCTAGTTTGACTCGCACGAGATTTATTTTTTTCGTTTTCCATATTACGCTCCTCCCGTGTTTTTTAGTTGTTTTGCGTACTCTTCGAGTGGCACACCTAATTTTTTAGCGATTGCTACCTGTGACGATGTGAGTTTCACAGTTTTGCGACCTGGTTTAACGCTTCTTTTTGCAGAAGCAACCGTCTGAACGGGTTCAGTCGTTTGTTTAACATCTGTTTTAGCAAATTTATGCGGAAAGTCAACACGGATTCTTTTATCTATTTCTGCATAATATTCATCAGACTTAGGATCATAACCTTCTTTATCAACTAAATCTTTATGAATTTCGAACGCTGTATATGTCATGGCTCTGTCTTGTCCAAACCATGTGTTCTTTGCTGCCCAAGCTTCAGCTGCGGGATCACTTGGCTCTGCTTGTGTGACTGACTGTTCAGGAGCTTTAACTTCTGAAGGTTTAGACACCATGCTTTCTCTTGCATCTTTTGTTTGCTGTAGTTTAGCATTCTCAAATGAAAGTGTAGCAATCCTTTTGTTTGCCTCAACTTGTGCTTTCGCATCACCAGCATCAATAGCCGCAGCAAGTTCTTTTTGTGCTGCTTCTAATCCTGTGGCTATGCTAGACTCAAACTTTTTAATGTAGTCAGCATCAGTTTTTTCAAACCTTTTTTCTAAGGCTTTTCTTTTTTCTTCAACCGATCTAGCGTACTCAGTGGCTGCATCTCTTTGTCTTTCAGCCTCACGCATTTTACGTGTAAGTTTTGCTATTCTTGATTGAACACCTTTGCTGTACTCTTCAAGTTTGTCATCTTCTTTTTTTGTTTCTTCTTTTACTTCTTCTTGTTTCTCTTCACTTGTTTCTTGTTTAGGTTCGCTATCCTGAACAGCTGGCTGCTCATCAGGTTTCGCAGATGAGTCATTGGACTCACCACTGTCTTCAACAACTGTTTCATTGGTTGTCTCCTTTTCTTCTAAGTTGATTTCTGCTCCTTCACCTGAAGTATCAATATCAACTAGTTTCTCTTCTTTTGGCATAGTTTACTCCTTCTATGATTAAAATTCATGCAAGATATCCTCTGGATTCTTGATGGTTGCTAAAACTTCATCATCGTTTAGCAGACGTATCTCTCCTCCCTCTATTTTTATTCTTGATCCAGCATATCGGGCAAACATTACCCAATCCCCTTCTTTGCACCAAGGACCTTCAGGATATCTATCCTTGTCCCTGTAGCAGTCTGGACCCATTCTTAAAACTAAACCAGTCTGTGACGCAACTTGTTGTCTCTCTAAGGTTGTCTCGGCCATAATTAAACCGCCTTTAGTTTTTTCTTTCATCTTGAAAGGCAAAACTAATATCCTCCAACCAGTTGGCTGTGGTAGTTTTTCTGAATCTTGTTTTGATAAATCTTTTTCTTTTTTGACTCCTACCAATTCTTTATTCGGTAGTTTTATCTTCGATGTTGATGACTGTTCCATGTTGCTCCTTATCTTCTAGCAGGTTAGAGAGTTCCTGTTTAGTTGCCTCTAGGGCTGTTATTTGTCCTATTATATAGTTATATTTTGTCATACTGTCAATACCACCGGACGTTACAGCTACTGACAATTCTTCTGTACGCCTATTTAAGTATTTAATTAGACGATTTATTGCTGTTTCTAATTGCATTATCTTTCTCCTAGTTTCTTCTTAAATTTATGCACACGTTTACGTGCATTTCTTTCCGCTTTTTTGTCTTTCTTTTTTAAAGCTGTGCCCACGTCTCTTCTCGCAGACATCAACCCTTTAACAAGTTTTTTCTTATATGGTCCCTCTTTCAAGTCAGAAACTCTATAAGTTCTACCGTTAAACTTTCTTGTTTTTTCTGATCGCATCTTTTCCTTTCTTAAATATGCTAGCCACCTTTGCCTTACCCATAACCTTGGCTCTTTGTTCACCAACCGTAAGGATTTGGATTTTTCTTGCAAAAGGTTTGTTGATTCGTTTAACTTTCGCCACAGTTGCACGAGCATCTGTAGGGGTCGCAAACTTAATTGATACAGTGTCTCTAGGATTTTCATCAGTGTATAATCTCCTCCCAGAGCCTTTTGGTTTTTTACCTGTGCCTACTTTAGGATCTCTTCTTGCCATTGATAACTCCCTTTAGTGCTTTAGCTTGACCAGCATGTGCTTTGGACGCTTTCTTCAAAGCTTTAACTACCTTTTTAATAGTCTTCTTTTTCTTTAACATTTCCATCTCCTTCTAGCCTGACGTAGTCTAGAGTTTGGATCTTTCGCTGCTTTAGGGAATTTTTTCATTTGTCCTAGTGATCTTGCGCAGAATGATTTTCTACGTTTGGCAGCTTTTGATCCTGGCTTCACTTTTCCAGTCACGGCTGTTTTTAGTTTTGAACCGGGATTTAATCTTCTATAGGCAGCGACACCGGCTTTCGTCATACCTGCTCCAGACTTTGTAGGTCTGAAATTTTTTTTATTTCTTGGTGGCATACCACCTTTTGAAAATCTTTCTCTGTAATCTGTTCTCATGGTTTTATTTTGTTACCGTAATATTTTTTATAACTCTTGTTAGAAACTTTAACTCCTCCTAGATCTCCAGATATATAACTTCCAATATAATTTCTTTGCGCATCTCTCATCATGCTATTCATTGGTGGACTAGGTTTATCACTTGTTGGGGACATTTTAGGTTTCTTCATACTAATCCTCCAAAACCCATTTTCTTTCTTTTTGCAAATGTTGCTACGTTTGTAGGTTTAGGTCCCACATTGGCAGCTGCCCGTTTCCTGGCAACGGCAGATCTTCTCTGACTCTCCGACATTCTTCTCGCTTTCGCTAGAGGCACGCATTTTGGATACTTCCGTTTCGCGTCCGCTTTCTGTTTTGAACGGCCACACTTTGCAAAGGAACCATCTTTTCGCTTGCTTCCAATATCTACCCACTGTTGCTTGAACCATGTCTTTAGACCTTCTTTAGCCATTGTATTATGAATTTTTGCCGATGGCTTCTCTGTTCATTCCTCTGAGACAGACACCGCCACCTCTTTTTAAACCTTGTCTTCTTAATCTTTGAGTTGCTTCCATTAAACCACCACCTGCAGCACGAACTCTACCACCTTCTGCTTTTTTAGGTTTAGGTCCTCTGAAGTCTTTTCTTTTTACACCAGACGGATCTTTAATTTTACCTGCACATATTTTGCTGGCGTAGGCGTTTGCATATGCACTAGGGTACACCGCAAATTTTCTTTTTGCTGCTGCTTTCCCTCTAGGACATAGTTTTGTCATTAAGCTTTTCCGCCTTTTTTAGCAACCATTCTATTTGGATTAAAACCCATTTTTTTAGCTGCTTCTTTTCCTTTTGGTGATTCGATCATTTTAGCTAAACCTACATTCTTACTTTTACTTATAGGTTTACCATTCATTGAGCCACCTTTCATTTTAGCAACACGTCCACCGATTTTAAAACCAGGGACTTGTTTGTTATGTCTTCTATTTGGCATTATTTTTTTCCTCCATTACGAAATATCTGTGTGCCCTTTATACCAAAAATACTCGCCACGACAAGGATCCACAGATTTGTAAACCATGACGGTAGTGTAGAGAAGTATTCAAAAAATAATTTTACCTTCTCCATCGCTGTTGGATCGTCACTTAGGACTGCCCAAGCCAACACTATAATCGGAGCTGATAAAATTATCAATACAAATTCGTCTTTCCAGTCCGATTGTCTAGCCTCTAATAATTTACCCTGGTAAGCTTCTTCGCCCCGAGCCATTCGCTCTGCATGCATTAATTGTGCATCAGACATCGCCATCTTCGTCTTCTGACGATTAGAATATATCTTTGCGCCAGCTTGCATGGCTATTTTTGCCAAACTGAACCAAGCCATTAGTACGCCTTCGAGTTTCTTTTCTTTTCAGCAAGCATTCTGTTCTGTCCTCTCACTGGCAGTTCAGGTTTTCCTGTGCCAATGTAGTTAAATGCTTGGTCAGCTGTAGTTTTAGATCTAGGATCTACTTCAACTTGCTGATCTTGCACTTGAACTTGCTTAATCTTATCTAGTTTTTGCATTTTAGCTCCTTTTTTTCTTCTTCTCTACGCCTTTTATTGTACCTTTGTTTTTTGAGGCGTAAAAAACTGTTTTGCCACGTTTTTCACCGTACTGTTTCTTCATAGACTTCATAATTTTTTTACCTTTTTCGTTTAGTGGCATTATTCGTCTATCTCTATTGCAGTTATACCTGGTTTATCAGCCTTTGCAAGTGATACTCCAGCTCTTAATTTTGATAATTTTTCGTTTTGATCCATTTTATCCTCTGCAATCTCTCTTGCTTGGACTAATCTAGCTCGATCAAGCTCTGATTTTCTTAAATCAGCCTCTTTTTTACGTTCATTTTCCATTGCACGTAAGTCAACCTCTCTAGCTTTTAGTTTTAGTAGTGGATCAGAGTCAAATTGAGAGGTAATTTTCTTCTCTTCTTTCATAAAATCTTCTGTCATCTCTGCAATCAACACAGCTTTTCTAGCTTCTATCTGTTGTGTTATCATTTGCACTTGTTGTGCAACTTGCGGATTGATCGGAGCTTGTTGTTGCATCATTTGCAGTTGTTGTAACTGCTCTCTAAACTCTAATTGTACTTGTTCTTGAGCCATAATACTAATGTGCTCTAAAATATTTTTCTGTATGGCAGCCATAACAGCAGGATTATTTCTAACCATGTTTGTTGACATAAAATTTAAGTGTGCTGTGATGTGTGCTCTGTGATCTTGACCAGGAAAAGCTTGGAACGGTTTACCCGCTAAAGCCATAATATGTTCCTGACTTGGATCAATCGGTTGCACTGGCATTGGTGGTGGTAAAATTGCATCAATATTTTTAACACCGATTGCTTCGTACATGTTTCTGTATGCAGAATATAAATTATGTAACTGCGGTTGTGATGTAGCAAGTTGTAATTGTGTTTGTGCTAACGTTACTCGTTGCGACATAGAAAAAATATTTGGATCTGCTACGGGTAAAATATCTATTCTCTCGTCAAAGTCTGCTTGTTTAATGACTCTTGCACCACCGACCACGTCATACGGATACTCTGGTGGTAAGTATGTAGAAATAATTTTAGATAATAATTTAAACTCATGTCTCATGGAGCTATATAATCTTTTGTGAATAGCAGACATCACTTTTGATCCTCTTTCTAAAAGAGCAATCGTTGTTCCAACAGCCGCATTCTGTGTGCCTTCACCAATTTGTAATTCAGATATGGCCGCGAATCTTTGACCCGCCTGTACAACAATACCCATCAACTGTAGTAACGTTGAAGATGGTTCTTTGTAAGGTAAAGGGAAAAACGCTTCACGTAGATTGCCACCTGGCGCATCTACATCTTTAAATTCACCTGGTTGTATTGGTGATGCTTCATCTCTAACTCTTACACCTCTTTGTTTAAATCCTGCAGGTAGATTTGATAATGTTCCTGCATCTAATAATTGGCGGAGAGCGACCGTTGCCGTTCGACTCAATCCGCCAATCATGTGTATTAATCCAAAGCCATAGAATCCTAGTCCTGGCAGAAATTTGAAGTGGACAAAGTATTGGACTCTTTGTTTCTTTGGATCATTGGGCGCATAGTTCCTTCTTATCGAAAGAACCGTTCCACTACCTTCTTCAACCGTTACGATGTAAGGTAGCTTGATACCAGTCGGTTCCCCGTCTGTACCAATATCTTCAAAGCCTTCTAAATCTAAATCCACATGACACTCAAGAAGAGTATACATAGGAATTTGTTTTCCAGATTTTTTAGTGCCTTCTAATTCTTTTTCTTTTTTAGAAACTTCATCATTAACAACCATACCTGGCGGAGTTAGTTCTACATCAGAATAAAATCCTGCCACTTGTTGTTTTCTTAAATCGTTCTCTGAAATTTTTATAACGTGAATAATAGACTCTGCATCATCTAAACTATTTGCTGTGTACGGCACAATCAAATCATCTGCCGGTACAAATTTAGAAACAGCTCTGCCTAATAAATCATCGTAGTAAACTTTTTTAAATGTAGATCCTGCAAGAGGTAAATGAAATAACATCGAATCAAACTCTGGCTCGTATTCTTTCATTTGATCCATGATTAAATAATTCATGTAATCTTTTACTCTGTGTGCTTGCTGATCTTTTTGTGGGTTCTTCACCCCTAACACTTGTGTTCTTACTGGACCGTCTGCTGGTAATAACTCTTTGTATGCTGTAGCTTGAAACTGTGTTACAGCTTCAGCTAACACAGGGTGCGTTGCACCAGAAGCTCCTTGAAACGGCTCCGTTCTATTTTCGTATTTAAATCCTAATAGGTCAAGTCCATCGGTATAACCTTTTTCCCAATCTTTTCTTGACATCTTATAATCGATGTAATTATTTTTTAATTCAGAACCGAGTGGCTCTAAAATATCTGCTGGTAAAATATCTGCTAAGTTATCAAAGTGTGACTCTGTTCCAGGAATATTAACTGCACCTGGTTCAAAGTCGATGGTCGCACCACCGTCTTCTTCGGGTATAACTTCGATAGGACCTTTTTCAGGAACCTGTTCTTCAATATCTACTTTTTCCGTAACCTCTTCGCCCGGAACTTTAATTTCTGTTCTTATTTCGCCTGGAAGCGACTTGTCGATTTCTGCCATTTATTTTCTCCAATCTTACAGTCTTAACTTGTTTTAAGGGAATATTCAAGCCCTGTGGGTTTGGTCCTCTTAGAGGAGGTATAGTTGTTGTTAGTTTTTTCAATAGTAGTTCCTCACAGGTTTTACTTGTTTGTCTTTTTCATCATCATAGTCTTCAGGATGCATGACAAGACCTCCTTGTCTAAATCTCATAATCGCTTGGGTCGTTGAGTCAACCAAGTCATCATGATCCCCGTAGGGGAATGCAGCACACTCTTCAACCACTTCTTCAGCGAACTTTTGATCTGGTGCCCATATCAGACCTGACTCAAAAAGAGGTGCGCACGAATTAACTCTGACATGCTTATCATTTCCTTTGCTCGGTGTAAAGTTAACAACAGGGATATCCATCTTACGTAATTCATAGGTTAGGGGTAATCCTGATGCTTTGGACTCGATAATCACCGTTTCAGGTTGCCAATATTTATATTGCTCTAAAGCTATACGCCTTAACTCTGGAAACTCATATCGTCCTTTTATAGCATCGAGTAACATAAGATTAGCCCCTTCATCTTGGCTTGGATAAAATACGCCCCATGTAGTAATGGCAGAATAATCAGCTGACGTTTTTTTCATGAACGCTGTATCATAGGATTGTATAACGTGGTGAAGTTGAGGCAGGTAATCATGCTTCCATACTTTCCACCACTCACGTTTTAAAATCGCTCCTTCTTCTGAAGTTGGATTTTGCATCCACTGTGAGTTCCATTTAGCAACAGGTAATGTGGCTTGTACTTTTTCTAATTCATCCATCTTCCAATACTCAGGCCAGACAGGTTCTGCTTTGTTTGTTCCATGGTCCATGATCGCCGGAAATTGAACCACGTGCCATTGGTCAGACTTTGCTTCTTTTTGATTTGCTAAAAGTAATCCTGTTAAATCTTTTTGTGACCAACGCGTCATAACTAAAACAATCTTACCACCGGGTTGAAGTCTTTGTCGTGGACCTGACGTATACCATTCGTAAGCTGCTTCTAATGCTGTTTTAGATTGTGCGTCTTGTTCCGAGTGCGGGTCATCAATGATCAATAGATCCGCGCCCCGTCCTGTAATAGCACCACCTACACCGGCTGCGAAATATTCTCCGCCTTGCGCTGTCTCCCAACGTCCTGCCGCTTTACTATCTTCTTGTAATTTTGTTTTAAAAATATTTTTATAAGAGTCACTATCGATAAGGTTCTTGGCTTTCCGTCCAAACCTTACCGCAAGTTCGCCCGTGTGTGTTGCTTGAATAATCTTGAGCTTTGGATCACGGCCCACCATCCACGCTGGCAAAAGATAAGATGCAAACTCAGACTTAGTATGTCTTGGTGGCATATTAATAATTAGTCGATTGATCTTTCCATTTGCAAGATCATTAAATTTTTCTGAGATATGTCTATGGTGTGCACCTTCAATAAAATCTGGCCAGACGCATTTTACAAAAGACATGAAGTCATTCTTTGCTTTGACTTGCACTTGTTTCTCACGAAACTTAACTTTAAGTTTCATGTATTCCGTTCTAACGTCTATGGGTAGTTTGTTAATATCAATAGTCCGATTCATAAAAAATTTTTGAAAAATTTTTTTGCTATACCTTTTTATTTCGACAAGTATTTTACGGGGAATGAATGTGTAAATCAAGCATATATATACACATATTAGGATCCCTTTCTGCGTCAAGGGTGGGTGGGGTCAAAAAACAAACCAAAAACGCAACCGCCTTTGGTACCTCTACACGCATAAAAAAACCCTGTCCACGATACGTGGACAGGGTTCATACTTCTTACGAGGGAAGTCTATTTATTTTTTAAACTTGATTACGTTAGCTTTAAAGCTCTCGTGTAAATCTTTTTGGTGTCGTTCTTTTCTTTTCTGCTCGGCTCTATATTCACTGTACAAGAACCACGCACCACTGATCAAGAAACCGCCTATTAATATTTTAAGTTCTAACGGCATTGAGCGTCTATCCTTTCAATGCTTGCGTTTTCTTCTCTTATTCTTTGGTTAAAATCTTTCTCTATTTTAACCAATTCGTCAAAGGTTTCATTGCCTTTTAATTTAACACCATAAAAAGATTTTAAACCTTTAATTTGTTTATGGTTCATGGGTCTATTGATTAAGTGCGTTAAAGCATAATCAAGGTTAAACCACCTTGATTTGTCTTTATTGAAAAAATGAGGTTCTTTATCTGTATAACTTAACTCACTTATTCCAACACTTCCGATAGTTTCTATTTCATACCCTTGAAAGTATAACGGGTTTTTTTCGTATCTTTCGCCCCAATATATTTTCCCACCTATTAGACTAAACATGACCGCACAGTGAGCTTCAAACGTTTCGGGGTCGTTCCATGCTCCGTCATCATTATTATTGAAACAGAAATTTTTAAGTTCTTGAAGTTTTCCGTTCCAATTCTTTTCGATTATAAGCTCATCATACTTATAAGAGCTTAAATAATCGTCATACTTGTTTGTTGTGTGTTGTCCGTATTTTTTCATTTTTACCTTTCTGTTGATTTGAAATATATCACTTGACAAGTATCTTGTCAATGGGATATTGTAGGACTATGAAAGCAGAAAAAAAAGACGCTATTGAATACCTAAAAAAGAACCTAAAAAAAGGGGATACTTTATTCACGATAGTTACTAAAGTTGCCCCGTCGGGTATGTCAAGACGTATTAAAGTTTTAGACATAAAAGACGGCAACCCTAGTTATTGGTCTTATTATGTATCAAAAGCGTTGGGGTATAAATTAAAAGATGACGGCTCGTTATTGGTTCAAGGTTGTGGTATGGATATGGGGTTTCATGTTGTATATTCATTGTCGCAAACTTTATTCAATGACGGCTACGCATTGAAGCAACGTTGGCTTTAGTAGCTTGAGCCGTGAACCTTGCCACAAGAACAACCAAACCCGCGAGGGTGGAGGGGATAGCGCTAGGCAAGGTTCACGGGTCAAGCGTGAAACTAGCGTATAAGTGAGATGGTATGGGTAGTTTTCCACCCTCACTTTTGACCGTCATTTTACCTTTTAGGTTGACCCGTGAACCGACAAGCTCGGTTCACGGGGCTTTTAAATTTTCAAACACCAACGCACAAGCGACAAAATCACAAGCGACAGGCGTAGTTTTCATACCATAACGCACAAGCGACATGATTGATGAGCCATGGAACAAGGACAACGAAGAAGTTTTCATGGAGCTTGGAGCGAGGGTCTCGGCCAAGATAAATGTATTCTTCGGGTGTCGTTTATGCCAAGCAATTTGATGAGGTGAAAATCTTATCTTGTTCCCCTTTACAACTTTTAATTCAACTGTGAAGAATTGATTATTTTTATTGTACCCCAATAAGTCTGGCATACCTAAAAGGCTTAAATTCTCTATTCTATTCCAAGAAATAGAGGGAATATTTTTCTTTAATTTTTGATATAATTTTCTTTCGGGTAGCATGGCTTTTTTAAGGCAACACTAACACAAAAAAGCCACAATCTAAAACCTTAAAAATAGCCCTTGACACTAGGGACAATGTTGGAGTATAAGGGAGTATGAAAGCAAATACAGATAAAAAACTTAAAGAACAGAACGAGTTATTAAAGTCTCATCTATACGATATGATATGTCAAGCAGATGAGGACACTCCGTCAGAATATAGAACAAAACATTTTAGAACTACAATGGATATGGCTTATGAATATTTAGAAGAGATAGGCTATATTAAAAGGGATTAAATGAAAGCAAAAGGATATACAATAAGAAAATTATTAAATGATGTTTTAGGTTGTAGTAAAGCAATAAATATAGACGCACCTATACAATTTTCTATACTAGAAAACTTTAATATGTCTGATGAAAAAGAGGAAACTTTAAAACCGATTGGAATATTCTCAACAGAACAAGGGGAAAATTCTAATGAGATATGTTTTGGTTTTAAGAGGTACAAATGAAAGCAAATACAGATAAAAGATATAGAGTTATAAAAGAGTTTTTTGTGTATGCGAGAGACGAGTACGAGGCAGAAACAAAAGCAGAAGATAAAAAAGTTAAATTACCTTGGCGATTAATTGACGTGCAAGAGATTAAGAAAAAAGAGATATTATGAAAATAACTAAGAAAGATAAAGAATTATACAAACAATACAGAAAGCAGAAACTTCTACAACACGATATTGCTCAAGAATTAGAAAGTTTAACTTTTGAAGAGTTAATTCATCTTGCAATGGAGATTAATAGATTTTACACAAAATCAAACGGCAAACACTCAATAGTTATTAACTGTTTTAAATATACTTAAAAATATGAAAGCAAAAAAGAAAAATATACTAGTGGAATTTAATGTAAGAGTAGGCGAACACGAACATAGGGATTTTTATTTATTCAATAAGAAAATGTCTAATTGGGGATACTGTAAAGAATTTTGGGGTATCAACAAGCGAGATAGTAGTTGTTTAAAAGACAATATGTTTTGGGATAACAACATGATGAACGCAATATCTGTTTATCACGAACAAGAAATCACAAAAGAACAAGCTGATACTTTAAAAGAGCTAGGGGTGTGTTTTTAAATGAACTGGAAAGATAAAAGATTAAAAAAACTTCAAGATATGATTGACAATGGTTGCCACCCAGAGTTGCTGATAGACGAATATCACGATATACAAACCACAGGCGCAGATAGTTGGGAGCAGTTTCTTGAAGAACAAGAAGAACGAAAACTTAAATATCAACCACAATTAATACAATGGAGGAGTATCAAATGAACGATATACTAAACAAAAGAATAGAAGACTTAGAAATGTCTATTAGAGTTACAGGTAGTCTAGGTATGCATGGCATTAAAACAGTAGGCGACATAACAAAGATGACAGAAAGTTCTTTAAAACGATTACCGAATATAGGTAGATTGTCAGTTAATGAGATAAAACATACTTTAAAAGATTTAGGTCTTGAGTTAGGTATGCACTCAAAACCACAAGAAGAACCCTCCGAAAAGACTCTTGTTAGTGATTTGAATATGGATTTAATTTTAAAAGTTGCAGATACTTTTAAAAAATCATCAAAAAAAATTATGGCAAAAAAGACTTTTACATGGAAAGAAATAGATGAATATTTAGGCGAACATGAAAAAATAGTTAAGATATACAGAGATCAAATGTGGAATTATTTTCACAAATAGAAAGGAGGAAAAATGAGTAGTGATCTACAAAAACAAATGGCTCTAATGAATGACTTGTACATGTCATCTTCAAGCTCTGGCAGATTATTCGCTATGAAAGAAGTAGTGAGAGACTTACAAGCGATTGTAAATAAATCTGTGCAATCTGAAAATGATAAGTATGAGGGACAGAGTGTTATTAAAGCTATGCACAAAGTTGCAGAACTTATAGTAAGATATCAAAAAGAGATACACGAAGAAGAACAAGCGAACAAACAAAAGGTGTAATATGGACGGTTCAATGGTATGGAAAATAAATTGTGCTACTAAACACGGAGTAGATACAATTTTAGTTAGAGGGGACAACAAGCCCACTAAAACCCAATTAAATAAATTATATACCAAGTTAAGAAAAGAATTTGGTATTTCTAAAGATGACCCACTTTGCTATGTAGAATTAGGGGGGTGCATTGATATAAGAGATATCCCATTTACAGAGGACTATCTAAAACAAGAAACCTTATAAATGAGAACCTATAAATTCACAGGCAGTAAAGAGTTCGAGGTACAGGCGAGAAGTTTGAAGAAAGCTCTCCGTTCTGCCGAAACACAAGCGACAGGCGACAAGCGAATCACAGGCGAGTGGACGAACAAGCGAGGCAACGAAGTTGTTATGCACTTTGATTTACCTATTAGGCGAAGAAAGAAAAAGTAATTAATAATCTTTAATATATCCAGGTGGGAGTATTAGTTTCTCTTCACGATTGGGTTTCAATACAACACGAATAGAACTATCAAGCGGGTTATTGCTCTCATGCACTTCAATACGTTTGATCTCTTCAAGATATCCTTTTCTTGTCATGATATAGATTTTAGCATCACTCACGGCATTACCACGCATACCGTTTCTGCCCTCTGTAAACTTATCTAAATATTCTTGTAAGTGTTTGACGTACACTACATATCACCTTTGTTTCTATGCTCGTCAATAAAGTTTTTACCCATATTTCTAAGCTCTCTGTTTTCTTTCTTTAACTGCTCACACTGCTCTTCATAAAACTGAGACCTCTCTCGTAAATACTTCACATCTTTTCTCAACTCTGCATTAATATTTTGATGCTCTACGTTGATCTTTAACAGGTCGTGTATTCTTTCTTTTAATTCTTCACTCATGCTTGACATTATAGGAATGTTCCCTTAAAAAGTCAATATGGGAGTACCAAAAAGATTAACAGAAATGCAAAAGAGGTTCGCAGAATACATAGTATTTGGTGGGCCAAACGGGCCTGTATCACAGACAGAGGCGGCAAAACTTGCAGGCTATAGCGAGAAGAGAGCAAGATCTGAGGGATCAGAGCTATTAAACCCAAGACTATCACCACTCGTAGTGCAGTATGTAGATAAATTAAAACAAGAGAGATTAAAAAAGTTTGAGGTCAACTACGAAAATCATGTCGCAGAACTAGCAAGAATTAAAGAGGCCGCTTTGAAAAAAGGCAGTTTCTCATCAGCCGTAAATGCAGAGACAAATAGAGGTAAGGCCGCAGGCTTATACATAGATAGAAAGATTATTAAAACCGGCAAGCTAGATGATATGTCATTAGAAGAATTAGAGGCTAGAATGAAAAAGATAGAAGATGATTATTCACAGATTATAGATGTCACCCCCGACCCAAAACAGATCGAGGGTGATAAAAAAGATTAGTCTTGATCGTCGTCTTCAATATCCTCATCTTCGTCCATGTCTGGCTCATCTTGAACATCAAGAACATCTTTGATGTTAGCAATGTCATTCTCTAACTTTTCAATTTTGTCCTCAAGTTCTTCAATTTTATTTTTTGGTTCTTGCATTTTCTCCTCCTTGTGAGTGCCATGAAATATTTTTTCCCATTCAAAAGCAATCATTTAATTTAATATTTTTTCCATCTTTTTTATTATACTTCGTGGGAAACAATTACGATCTGAGAATACAGCTTGTTCTGTGTCATACGAAGCAAAAGTCCAAACATGTTTTTTATCTTTAGCAAATATGTATGCCTGTGAAATCATTGTAGCCGGCAATAACTTTTTCATTTCATCTACATCGGCATGCCCTGCGTCCCCGCACGGATCTAACCATACAATTTTATAGAAGTAATACTTCTTCTTGTTAATAACTGCATGTTTATACCTTTTCTTACGTCTCATAGTGCATACCTACCATAAAAGATTTTAAAAAAATATTTCTATTTTTCCAAAGAGGGTCAGACAGGGTCGTCAAAATGAAAATTCTGTCTATAAGTGTTGTTATTATTGAATAGTAGCACATAGCAGGGGGGTCGTCAAAGGGGTCGTCAGAGGGTCGTCAAGCCCCTACACCCTCAGACATTTTTACAACTGTAGATTGAATATTGGTTATTTGACCCATATTGGACGTTTTTTGTCTGACCGTTACCTCGAAAGTCTGACCCTTGTCTGACCCTCTGTCTGACCCTATTTGTTGCCTAATTTATGCCATATTTACGCTTTAATATCGCCATCTTTGATTCTGCATTTTCTATCTTACCTAGCAGTTTATCTATCTCACCGGTGATGTCGATGTGCTCTGGAATAATTCTAGCTGTCGTTAAAAGGATTTGTATCTTTGCATCAGCATCAGCAACCTCTGCCTCATACCTTTGCAACATAGCTTTGTAGATTATCTCACGTGCCATAGGTTGGTTTCTCCTCTTCTTCTCTTAATAGTTCATGATATTGGTCTAGTCGTTTTAAGAAGTCGTGTTTTGCCTTACGTAAATTAAGCCCGTCAATCTTGAATTCTTGGTAATATAGGTCAGGAGTACATACCATAATTACACATTGTTCAATGTTAGAGCCATGAACATAGTCATGAGCCATGGCATATGCTCCGGCCTGCAATTTATAGTCTCCAATCCATTCCTCTTTCTTGGGTCGATTCGCTTGCTTGAAGTCAATCACAGTCTCTTTACCATTATGTATGCCTACAAGGTCTGTAGAGCCTGCATATAGCCCTGGATAGTATAACGTGACCTCTGAGCCGAAATACTCTGAAACGGGAGCTAGACCCACCTCTATGACCTTCTCAGCCATACGTTTAGTCTCTTGTCCAAGTTCTGTTAAGTCTTCATATCCTTTACCTAACACATAGTTTTCCAGATACTTGTGCATAGATGTACCACGAGTTGCTGATTGGTTCTTGATTCGTTCAGCCTCTGTTTTCCCTTTTCGCGCTATCCAATCTTTTAGAAAAGTATCATCTTTAGTTTTACCGAGTATTGATGTTACGGACGGTAGTCTATATCCGGCAACATCATAGTTCCGTGTTCCATGATCCATGAACCGTGTGCCTCCAACATAGGTATATTTATCGTTCTTCTTTATCATTTTCTCTTTCGATGACGGCCCATGTACCAATCACCAGGTTCATAGTCCCAACGTTTACCATGATGACCGCGTACATCCGCGTACCACATTCTAAGTTTTACTATTATCTTTTTTATCTTTAACATATTCAGGTCCAAACTTCGTAATATTATTCAAAGGCGCAGAGTCGTGTATGTTTCCAGACACAGAGATCCTCGTACAATCAGAATGAAAAGGGCTTACCCAGTGTTTCAACCACGCAGGGAATATAAACATATCTCTCTCTTGCGGGAAATAAGACATGTAAGTTACAGCATCTCTAGGTCCTTCACCATATAGAAACTGTATACCTCCAGGTCCACAGCTCCTACCTTTATATTCTTTATTCTCTTTCTTTAGTTCTTCAGGTATTTTTAAATATATTACAAAGGACAACTTACCATCGTGATCATGGGGTGGGTTAAATTCATTTTTCTTCTGGTAGTTTATCCAAAGGGCTGACAAGATATACTCAGGTTTCTTGTCAAACTTCTTCTTCGTATATGCTTCATAGGCCTGGTTGTATAGTCCAAGAGCACTAGAGATATAAGGCAGTAGTCGCTCTCTCGCTTCATCACTATACCCTGTCTCTTTCTCTATCTGTCCGGCTAACTTGCCTGTGTAATCTTCTTTATTCTGTTTTGCTTCTTCTAATAGTTTCTTTTGAAACTCCTCGTTTATACGTAATCGTACAACACAAGGACCCCAGTTAAACATATCGATCTGTATTCTGGGTTTATCTTTATTTTGGTCTTTTGCCATATCCTGTTCCTTCCTCTCTGTTACGCCATCGCTTTCTCCACGCATAGCAACTCATCCAACTACCGATAGCCTCCATCCACGATAAAGGTCTATCAATAGCACGTTTATAATACCATCTTATATCTAAAATTAAATCAGGTATTGTTTTCATTTTCATCCTCTTCAAGGTATTTATATTTAATATACTTGAGTATCTCTTCAAACATAGATAATAATTTTTTAGTTGGTTTCTTATCGTATTTTAATGCGTAGGCCATTCTAAGTGCCTCAAGCATACTTAAATGTATCGTAAAACTTCCGCCCATCTTACCCAACTTAATATTTTTATTTTTAAAAATACCATTAGTTATTGCATATTTTTTTAATGGCTCCGCTAATTTTTCAGCGATAGCTTCTTCATTAGGTGTTAGTTCTCTCATTTTTTATCTCCTTTAAAAAATTTTTTACAATGCT